GGGGTCTCCGACCAAGGACGGATGTAGAGCAAAACCCTTTCCTTCATGTCTTCCTGAAAGAACAGGTCGTCGATTGCGAGTGCTAAGACCTCTTTGTCAATGTCCCGCTTCCAGGTCAAGCAGTGGATGAAGATCGCGTGCTTGGTCGTTGAGTCGTTCGCAAGGACAGTCACTTTTCTTCTTCCCAGTAGAAGTCGATGTGCTCGTTGTACTCTTTCACCAACTCTTGATACTTGTTCATACTTTACCTCCGAATAAAATCATGATTATGGCAAAGATGGTGGACGTCACCATGGCGGTCATCACGACAGCATCAAACTTAGCATTCCACAAATGCTCCTTGTAATCCTTGTCAAGAAGAGAAGAGATGTCTTCCTCCTCTAGGCCCACAGACTTTTTTGACCTTGTGGTGGGTTTCTCTCCCTCGCAGTCTACAAAGTATTCCCGTGGAAGCCAGTGTGCGATCTTAAAGTCCGTGAACCGACCACCCATAGGAGACACTAGAACTACCTCCTGTTCTTCGATCCGTGCGACCGAAGACGATAGATACCGCGCACCGTTTTGTAGTTCTACCTCTTCGTCCGTCAACGCATCCCGTGCCATGATCGACGTTCCTGCGATCTGTACCTTCACTGGTTTGAAATTTACCTGTGTTGAATTCATTCCTCATTTCTCCGCGACGCATTCGCCGTTTGTGTTGTATGTATCGTATGCGTACTCGCAAACTAGACGCTCGGGGCAAGAGTCGCAAGTACAAGCTGGGATCTCTCCCATGCCTTCAAAGATCATCCGAAACTCCGTTCTTAATGCGCCAAGATCGTTCATACATTTCTCCTTAGTGATAATATACAAAAATCAATCGCCCCAATGTGCGAAATTAGCACGAATTTGAGGTTTTGGGGGAAAATTATCTTTTATTTGGCTAAAAATATTGAAAAATTACTATCTTGGTTATAGAGGTTAGTATGCCAAGACTCTATAAACCACAATATTTAGACCCGGCTTCCCCTTCGTTTGACGAAGTGAAGGCCAAAGTGTGGTTATCGAAGCACACAAAGGGACAAATCCCGTTATCTTACAATGAGGCCAAGGCCATAGTTGCGGCTGGTGGGAATGTTGCTGTCCAGAACGAGATAACAACCCTGCCTACCGAGATTGAGAGAAATGAGGGCGTGCGCGAAGGGAAGATGAACGTTGCACAGATAACCGCGATTGTTCCCGACTGGAAGAAGCTGGGTGCGAGTGTTTCTGAGGCGAGATTTGCAGCCGAGTATTGTGCAAACGGGTTCAATGCGGTTGAAGCGTACCGCTGTGCGGTGAACCCTTGTATGAGACATAATCAACTATTGCAATATTCCTCTGCTATGATGACTAAGGCCGGGGTGATGGCTTGCATCAATGCGTATAGCAAGGGCTGGATAGGAGACAGGCTTCACCAGGTCAAGTGCAAAATCGTAGACACTCACATGACACAGGCGTTCTACGACATCTCCATGTTTGTGAATACAGACGGCTCCTTGGCGTTTAACAGCTGGGAAGATATTCCTCCGCAGTTGCGCTGTGCAGTGAAGAGCATTAAGAAGAAGGTCTACGGCAAGGATGCCGATAGAGAAGAGATTGAGATCGAACTCGTTGACCGTTTGCCTTCTTTGGGGATTCTACAAAAATTGACCGAAAAGATGGAAGAGGCCGGACGCTCGGTGGAAAGCGATCCAGGCAAAGAGAAGAAAGACGAAGCTGTCATATCGAATCTATGGGAAAAGATCAAAACCAAAGCCGCCGAGGAAAAGAAAAAAGACCAAGAGATCAAAGTAGCCAATGCCATTGAAGCTGAAGTGGTTGCTCAATGAAGATAGATCCTCATGCACTATTAGAGGATGTGCTTCTGCACCCCCATAAGATAGGCTGGCTGGCTGGTAAGAACTTATTGACAGAACTGCACTCCAAGTGGATTTGGGAGTGCTGGGGCGAACCTGTGGGGCAACACACAGCATTGCAAGCTCACCGCAATGGATACAAGACAACTGCGATCACAGAAGTGGGCAGTGTTTGGTGGTTCCTGACGCACCCAGACGAAACTTTGCTGTTGGTGAGAGATACCTTCACGGAAGCCGACAAGACACTGAAGGCGATCATACAATACTTGCAAGTGCCGGAGATTAAGGCGTTGTATGTATTGGCACAGGGCATAGAGCCTGAGATGACTACTTGCAAGCAAGGCCAGGTTATCTTCAACTTTAAGAAGAGCATCACAAAAGAAGGCTCCATTGATTGCTATGGTGGAAAGAAAGTCCCCACTGGCTCTCATTATGACAGAATCATATTTGACGATCTGATTACTCCAGATGACCGAATCCACAGAAACAAGCGGGAGATGTCGAAGTTTATCATTCGTGAAGTGATGACGAACATTGTGAAGCTGGGCGGCACTGTAATTAATGTGGGTACTCCTTGGCACAAAGACGATGCCTGGAAGGTTATTGAGGAAGACTTTAAGATTCCCATAAAGAAATATGATTGCTATCATACGAATATCATAACCCCTGAGAAGTTGAAACTGTTCCGCGCGGGGACTACCCCTTCGCTGTTTGCTGCAAACTACGAGCTGAATCACTTGAGCGATGAAGGACAATTGTTCCAAGATCCAATTTACGATGCTTGGGATCACACGGTTCCTTATCAGTGGGTAGTGGCTCACATTGATGCTAAGTTCTCTGGAGATCACACCAATGCTCTCACTATTATGTCCAGACGAAAGGATGGGCGCATACAGGCGTGGGGGAAAGTGTTTTCTGAGCACATTGATGAAATTCTGCCAAGAGTGAAGGAAATCTTATACAAGTTCAGAGCTAATCAGATCCATGTAGAAACGAATCCAGATAAGGGCTATGTTGCTAAGATGTTAGCAAATAACGATCCTACTGCGTTCAAGATCAAAGCCCCGAGAGTTTGTGCATACCAAGAAGCGATGGATAAGCATACCAAGATAGTGACTTATCTGAAGCACTACTGGGGAGAGTTGGTATGGGCCAATGACACAGATGTGAACTACATGGATCAGATATTGGAATACCGAGAAGGGCAAGAACCAGATGATGCCTGTTTTGTGGCAGGAACTATGATAGCCACAAATAACGGATTTGTTCCGATTGAAGATATAAAAGTAGGAATGCTGGTGACAACGCCGATTGGATTGTGTGAAGTTGAAGTTTCCAAATGCACAGGGAGATCTCCTGTTATCGAAGCGTTCGGCTTGACCGCAACAGCAGATCATAAAGTGTTTAGCAAGAGAGCTGGTGATTTTATCCGACTTGATTCAATCGAGAATGATGACGAACTATCCAAGCTCACAAGTAAGGAAATTGAATGTTGGAAGAGAACGGAAAGATATTTTTTGACGGAAACTGGTACGCACTTGGTGGATCGAGAAAGTATTACTTTCGCGTTTCGTGCAACAAGGAGCGGAAGGGGAGCAAACAACTCCATGTTGCTATTTGGGAAAAGCACAACGGAACAATTGTCCCAAAAGGATTTCACATCCACCACATTGACAGAAATCCTTTCAACAACGAAATCGGAAACCTTCAATGTATGGATGCTGCATCACATCTTAGATTGCACGCAAAGATTAATGAAGAAAATCCCGCATATGTTGAAAAGCGCAAGGTTACTTTTGAAAAATGCAGGGAAGCTGCCAGAGTATGGCATGGATCACCTGATGGCATTGCTTGGCATAAAAAGCACGCCAAGTGCTCTCTTAAACATGATTTTAGAGAAATTCGCAAATGTGTTTATTGCAAAAAAGAGTATGTTGCAAAATCAAAAGAAGCAATGTACTGCTCGGATTCGTGTGGAAGAAGAAGTAGAACGGGTTTCGGCGATATGTTTTACCACAAATGTGAATATTGTGGAAAAGAATACAAGAGCAAGTTTGAGAAACGGGCAAGATTTTGTTGCCAGAGATGCAGATCGTTGTGCGGATACTACAAGAATAGAGAACGTCTACGCTCTGAAAGTTAGTAAGGCTGGGTGCTACTACGCTAACGGAATACTAGTTAGTAATTGCGATAGCGCATCTTCCCTGTTAAGGCAAGCGTTTTTTATAAATGATCCCAAAAATAGAGGGTGGAGAGACAGATGGAACAAGTGAAAAACAAGATGGTCACAAATACCGACGGCATGACGAACATTGTTAAGGGCATTGGTATTACTGGACAGGATGCCAGGAAAAGCACAGGCGTGTCTCTTCCCCGTGTTTTGCAGCCAATCGAACTGACCGCACTCTATGCTGGTGACGGTGTTGGCTCGCGCATTGTAAATGCGGTTGCAGATGACATGATTCGCAATGGCTGGGAAATCCCCTCGGACAACGACGGAAAGCTATACCGTGCTCAACAACGTCTTGGCGTGAAAAAGAAGCTGTCCGATGCTATCCGCTGGGGTCGTCTGTATGGTGGGTGCGTTGCTTTGGTTCAAATGAGTAAGGGCGGCAGATTTGAAGACC